CGGGGCGCGCGGAATGCGGGCCCTTCTACGAGGTCGAGCCCGCCAGTCGGCGGGCGGGACCAGTAGCGGATCGTCTCACTCGGCGTGTTCGCTTTCGTGGAAGGCCATGTCGGTGATCTCGCGCAGCTTGGCGCGGTAGTGGTTCAGGGTGCCGACGTGGCCCCAGTTGATCTCGTCGGGGTGGGTCTCGAAGTGGTCGGCGCTGAGGGCGGCGAGGCGTTCCAGCATCGCGTCGATCTCGGTCTTGGCGGCGATGAAGGCGTCGAGGGCTTTCGTGTTGTCGGTCGCGCGGCGGGTCATCGTGGTGGCTCCTTGGGTCGAGTTGCATCGCTTCGTTGGAGTGACGTTCGCTCTGTCCGCCGCGCCTATCAACTCGATAAGCGCATGATTTCGAATGATAATCGGAGCCGTCGATGCAGGGCATGAGCGAACGCCAGTACGCTGCCCATGTCGGCCTGTCGCGGGGCGCAATCCAGAAGGCGAAGACGGCCGAACGGCTTGTCCTCTATCCGGACGGCAGCATCAACGCGGCCGCCAGCGACGCCCGGCGTGCCGAGACGACGGACCCGTCCAAGACCCGGAAGCCACCCGAACCGAAGCTGAAGCCCGTCCCCGAAGCTGCTATGGCTGCCGTCGGCGACACGCTGCGCGAACAAGGGTTGGCGGTGCCGGCGGTCGGCGGCGGCACGACCTTCCTGCAGGCGAAGACCGCGAACGAGGTGCTGAAGGCGCAGGAGCGGCGCATCCGGCTCCAGAAGCTGAAGGGGGAACTGATCGAGCGTGCCCGGGCGCTGTCTCTGGTGTTTCGCCTGGCGCGGGAGGTGCGGGATGCGTGGGTGAACTGGCCCTCTCGGTCGTCGGCACTCATGGCGGCGGAATTGGGCGTGGAACCAGCCGCGATGCAGAAGGCCTTGGAAGAACATGTACGCGCCCACCTCGACGAACTTGCCGAGGTCCGGCCCGACTTCCGGTGAAACTGGCGACGACCTGACCGACTTCGACGGCGCGGCAGAAATCCTGCGCACCTGGGGCGCGGGGCTGTCGCCCGATCCTGATCTCACAGTGTCACAATGGGCGGACCGGCACCGGATGCTCTCGGGCCGCGCCTCGGCCGAACCGGGGCGCTACCGTACGGCGCGCACGCCCTACATGCGCGAGATCATGGACCGGCTGTCGCCCGGCGATTCCACGCAGCGCATCGTGTTCATGAAGGCGGCACAGGTCGGCGCGACCGAGGCGGGCAACAACTGGATCGGCTTTGCCATCCACCAGGCGCCAGGCCCGATGCTCGCCGTCCAGCCGACAGTGGAACTCGCCAAGCGCAACTCGCGGCAGCGGATCGACCCGCTGATCGATGAGAGCCCGGAACTGCGGGAGCGGGTCAAACCGGCCCGGTCTCGAGACGCGGGCAACACGATGCTGTCGAAAGAGTTCGCGGGCGGCATCCTGATCATGACCGGTGCGAACTCGGCGGTCGGGCTGCGGTCCACCCCGGCGCGCTACATCTTCCTCGACGAGGTCGATGCCTATCCGGCCTCGGCCGACGAGGAAGGTGACCCGGTCACGCTGGCGGAAGCCCGGTCGCTGACCTTCGCCCATCGGCGCAAGGTCTTCCTGGTTTCGACGCCGACGATCCGGGGCCTGAGCCGGATCGAACGGGAATACGAGGCATCGGACCAGCGCCGGTTCTTCGTGCCGTGCCCGCATTGCGGTGCGATGCAGTGGCTGAAGTTCGACAGGCTGCGCTGGCAGAAGGGCCGCCCGGAGACAGCGGAGTATCACTGCGAGGGCTGCGAGTCGCCCATCGCGGAGCACCACAAGACGGCGATGCTGGAAGGCGGCGAATGGCGCGCGACCGCCACGGCGGCCGATCCGACCACGGTCGGGTATCACCTCTCGGCGCTCTATTCGCCGATCGGCTGGCTGAGCTGGTCCCGCATTGCCCGTGGCTGGGAGGCGGCCAAAGGGTCGGACGAGGCGATCAAGGCGTTCCGCAACACGATCCTCGGCGAGACATGGGTCGAGTCCGGGGAAGCGCCCGACTGGCAGCGGCTCTACGACCGGCGCGAGCGCTGGACATCCGGCACGGTGCCTGCGGGAGGGCTGTTCCTGACCGCCGGGGCCGACGTCCAGAAGGACCGGATCGAGGTCGATGTCTGGGCATGGGGTCGCGGACTCGAAAGCTGGCTCGTCGACCACGTGGTCATCGAGGGCGGGCCGGATCGGCACGACGCGTGGTCGGAGCTGACCGCGCTTCTGGATCGAAGCTGGCCGCATGAACACGGCGCGCATCTGCGCATCGCGCGGCTGGCCATCGACACTGGCTACGAGGCCCCGGCCGTCTATTCCTGGTCGCGGGCGCAAGGCTTCGCGCAGGTGTCGCCGGTCAAGGGTGTCGAGGGGTTCAACCGCTCGAGCCCGGTCTCGGGCCCGACCTTTGTCGACGCCACGGAGGGCGGCAAACGCCTGCGGCGCGGCGCCCGGCTCTGGACCGTGGCGGTGTCTACCTTCAAGGCAGAGACCTACCGCTTCCTGCGGCTGGCGCGGCCGACCGATGAGGAGATGGCCGACGGGGCGGCATTCCCGCCCGGATCGATCCACCTGCCGCATTGGGTCGAGAACGAATGGCTGAAGCAGGTCGTGGCCGAGCAGCTGGTGACGGTTCGCACGAAGCGCGGCTTTGCCCGGCTGGAATGGCAGAAGCTGCGTGAGCGCAACGAGGCGCTGGACTGCCGGGTCTATGCCCGCGCCGCCGCCTGGATCGCGGGCGCGGATCGCTGGCCCGATGAGAAATGGCGCGACCTCGAGGATCAGCTCGGGGCGGCCCCCACCGACACCGATCCCGCCGGGCAGATCAACAGGCAGGGACAGGCCCCGCAGGGCAAGCGCCGCTCCGACTGGCTCGGGCGGCGTGGAGGATGGTTCTGAAGATGACCGACTGGACGGAAACCGAGCTCTCGGCGCTGCGCCGGGCCTATGCCAGCGGCACGACCCGGGTGAGTTACGACGGGAAGTCCGTCGACTACGGTTCAGCCGAGGACCTGCTCGCCCGCATCCGGACCATCGAGCGCACTATCGCAGGAACTGTGCGGCCGCTGCCCGTGGCCGGGCTGGCGGGCTTCTCCCGCGGGGATCGCTGATGCCCGCGAACTGGATGGACCATGTCATCGCCTCCGTCGCCCCGCGCATGGCGGCCCGTCGCGTGCTGGCGCGGCAGGCATTCGAGACCCTGACGCGCGGCTATGATGGCGCGTCCAAGGGACGGCGCACGGACGGGTGGCGCGCGCCGGGATCCTCGGCCGACACCGAGATCGGCGTGGCCGGGGCGCTCTTGCGCGACCGGATGCGCGATCTGGTGCGCAACAACCCGCATGCGGCCAAGGCCGTGGCCGTGCTGGTGAACAACATCATCGGCGCGGGCATCATGCCCCGCGCCGCCAGTGGCGACGACACGCTCGACCGGAAGGTCGACGCGCTGTTCGAGCGCTGGACGGCGGAGTGCGACGCCGACGGCCAGCTCGACTTCTACGGCCTGCAAACGCTGATCTGCCGCGAGATGGTTGAGGCGGGCGAAGTCCTGGTGCGCCGCCGTTTGCGCCGGTCGTCGGACGGATTGCCGGTACCACTGCAGCTGCAGGTGCTGGAGGCCGACTTCCTCGACGCCACGAAATCCGGCGTCCTTGGCGGAGCTCGGCTGGTACAGGGGATCGAGTTCGACCCGGTCGGCAAGCGCCGGGCCTATTGGCTGCATGGCGCGCACCCCGGCGATGCCTGGGGCATGCTGCAGGGCGGGCTTGGGTCTCGCCCGGTCCCCGCGACCGAGATCGCCCATGTCTACGAGAAGCAGCGCACGCAGGCGCGCGGCGTCCCTTGGGGCGCACCGGTGATCCGCAGTCTGCGCGATCTCGACGATTACGAGGTGGCCGAGCTGGTCCGCAAGAAGACCGAGGCCTGCGTCACCGCCATCGTCTTCGGCGACGACGAGGCGCAGCAGGGCATCGCGCCCTCAGTGGTCGATGCCGACGGCAACCGGGTCGAGCAGTTCGAGCCGGGGCTGATCGCCTATGCGCGCGGCGGCAAGGATATCCGGTTCAACCAGCCATCGGCCACCGGGGGCTACGGCGAGTACAAGCGGGCGAGCCTCCACACGATCTCGGCCGGGTTCCGCGTGCCCTACGAGTTGCTGACCGGCGATCTCAGCCAGGTGAACTATTCCTCGATCCGGGCGGGCCTCGTCGAGTTCCGCCGCATGATCGACGCCGTGCAGTGGCAGCTCTTCATCCCGATGCTCTGCGCGCCGGTGTGGCGCTGGTTCACCGAAGCTGCATGGGCGGCGGGCCAGATCCCGTCGACAGACGTACCGGTGGAATGGTCGCCGCCCAAGTTCGACGCCGTCGATCCCTACAAGGATGCGATGGCCGACCTACTGGCAATCCGGACCGGCACCATGACGCTGGCGCAGGCCATCGCGCGGCAGGGCCATAACCCGGATGCGGTGCTGGCAGAAATCGCCGCGACCAACGCCAAGCTCGACGATCTCGGCCTCGTGCTCGACAGCGATCCGCGCCGCGTCACCAAGACCGGCAGCGCGCAGGCGGGCGATCCGACCGGCGAACCGACCAGTGACCCGGCCGCCCCCTCATCCGA